ACGTGTTTGATGAACCATTAGACGATAACGAAATTGAAACGATTACACGTGATGAAGCGTTTGAAGCACCGATATTCTTTAAGAAGAATGCGTTCTTATTCGATACGTTCGCAAGGTATATCAAGAATCAATATCACATCAAGAGAATCAACAATCAGTTACATATATATGATGATGGTATTTATACCGCATCTTATCGCTTAATTGAATCAAAGATGATTGAGATTATACCGAATCTTAAAGCTACACAGAGAACTGAAACGCTTAAATATTTGGAGATTATCACACCTAATAATGAAGAACCGTTCAGTTCGAATTATTTAGCATTCAGAAACGGGATATTGAATTTGACAACAAAAGAGTTGTTACCGTTTTCACCCGAATACGCTATAACTAATAAAATACCGTGGGATTATAATCCAAACGCATATGATCAAACGGTAGATTTGACACTAAATAAAATCGCTTGTAACGATGAATCAATTCGTTCATTACTTGAAGAATGTATCGGTTATTGTTTTTACAGACGTAATGAACTATCAAAATCATTTATCCTAACGGGTACTGGTTCAAACGGTAAATCAACATTCCTTGATATGGTTCGAAACGTATTAGGGCGAAATAATTATGTATCGCTAGATATTGACGAACTATCGGAGAAGTTCAGCACAACAACTATGTTCGGTAAACTTGCCAACATTGGAGATGACATATCGGATGAATTTCTACAGGGTAAGGCGATATCACAATTCAAGAAAATTGTTAGCGGTAACGATATCAAGGCAGAGAATAAAGGTCAAGATGTGTTTTTCTTTAAACCCTCAGTAAAGCTATTATTTAGTGCTAACGAAATACCAAGGGTAAGGAATAAGGGATTCAAGGCGATAAAACGAAGATTGGTAATCATACCCTTTAATGCTGAGTTCAGCAAAGATGACCCCGATTATAAGTGGAACATCATCAGTTTATTGACTGAACAAACAGCAACAGAATATTTGATTCAGCTTGGTTTACAAGGTTTAGAACGTGTATTAATGAACAACGGATTCACAGATTCTGAAGCGGTAACAAAACAGATTGATGAATTCGAGAAGGATAATAATCCGATTATTCAGTTCGTGGACGAGTTCGGAGAAGATGCGATACTCAATGAATCAACATCAGAAGTATTCACAATGTATGATTCATTCTGCTATAAGAACGGCTTTTCGAAAGTATCACAAAAGAAATTCAGCATGGAAATAAAAAGATTGCTTGAATGTGAGATAGGAGATGAAAGAATCAATGGGAAGAAATGTAGAATTTTCAAGAATAGAGAACTATAACGTATTCAAATTAAATGTGGATAAATTTAGGGCGAATATCGATAAAGATTACATGTTACTTGGTAAATATAGGGTATTCAATAATATCGCATTAAATCGATATAATCCGATATTGTGTCACAATGAAACACAAATTGATTTCAACGATAACGGCTTCACGTCGCAGTTTTACGAGGATAAAGAAAAGTTTGTGATAAGTTGTTACGCATATGATGGTATCTGCGGATATACGTTCAATAGAGATGCAAAATATTCGACTGACCCCGAACTATCGGGTATTGCTCAAATGACATTCAATTACATTGATGATTTGCTAGATGCTGGAATAATCGAGGTGATGAAATGAAGTTATATATGATACTATTGGTAATTGCGTTGATTCTAGGTGGTGTTGGTGTTCTATACATCGATACCAAACCTAAATTCGCAAATAATGCGTTTCTAGCTTGCGACTTAATTTTAATCGGTCTATTTTCAAAATTATTATGGTGGTGGTTGTCATGACGATAGAACAATTGATTGAATTATTAATGGTGTATCCGCTTGATTCTGAAGCTAGATTATCAACAATGAGATATACGGATGATGGTATCGATTTTGAAACTACACCAGCTATGGATGTTTATCGAGATTCTAAAATGGTGTACATAGAGGGGTGAATTATGTTAGCTAACGATTATCAACACGCTTGTATGCGTACAGTAACCGAAGAATTCACACTTGCTAATGCTGGTCTTGGATTAGCTGGGGAGTGTGGGGAAACGGTCGATATACTGAAGAAACATTTATATCACGGTCACGATCTCGACCGTGACGAACTAATCAAGGAACTCGGAGATTGCTCATGGTATTTAGCCGTTATAGCTAAAATGTGCGATATAGATTTATCTGAGGTATTCGACAAAAACATCGATAAACTAATGAAACGTTATCCCGAAGGCTTCAGCAAAGAAAGGAGCATACACCGTGAAGATTAAAAACATCATGAAAGATATCATTGATTCTGAACGTTCATGGATGTATGAAATCATCGATAATGATATAGCACTCATGAACCCCGAAGGAACGATAGTTTATCGAATCCCGTATGATGAATTTATGATTAATCTTGATTTTCTCAAAAAGAAAACGATGAGAATATTGTTCGCAAAACAGGATTTGGAAGAAGTAAATTTACTTCCTCAAGAGAAACAAATTAACAAACACAAATGTAATATTTTTAGAAATAATCGAATAAATATGCATTGTCGAAAAATTCTTTTGAGAAATTTTGATACGAAACATTCAACATTTTGGTGCGAAGGGGAACAACATCCGATTTATATCAAAGAAGGTGAAAAAATTGTCGGATTGGTGATGCCACTCCGAATTAGTAAATAGCACAATTTAATACATAAATTTTATAAAAAATAACAACGTGGTGACCATTTGTTCAAGATGTGGTGACGGTTTTTGAGCAATCTTGAACAGCTGTAACGGTTGATTTTACTAGTGTTAAGGGTTGTTGTTCAAGATGTTCAACATTTTTCTCTTATTTCCGAATAATTTTAAAAAGTTTAATATATTACAAAAATCAAAAATATATAAATATAGGGAAAAATGTTGAACATCTTGAACAAAATCTTTATAAGTATTGATATTACTAATGTTGAAGGTGTTCAAGATTGTAAAAAAATGGTCACCAAATGGTCACCACATCTTGAACCACTAAAGAAAAAAACCGTGCTGAGTTGGTCAACACGGTTTTAGGAATAAAAGATTTTCAATCGGTTTTGGATGTGATATCCGTACATATTATATCACATCTGAATGTTTTGTGTACTCAAATTTTACAAAAGGATGTGAATATTTATGAGATTACCTAATGGATTCGGTTCAGTTTATAAACTGAGTGGAAAACGTCGCAACCCGTGGTGTGCAAGAAAAACCATAGGATGGAACGATGATTTTGAAAATAAGAAATCGTATCCGATTTATAAATTTGTTGGATATTATCCAACTAAAAAAGAAGCGATTGAGGGTTTATCACGCTATAATGAAAACCCGTTGGAAATTCAAGCTTTTACGCTTGAAGAACTGTATAATTTATGGTCATCTAAACATTTTGAAAAGGTTTCAAAATCCAATATAAACGGTGTCAAAGCATCTTGGAAATTATGCGAATCAATAAAACATATGAATATTAATGATGTTAAATTGATGCACCTACAACATATCGTTGATACATCAAATAAGAACACTCCTACATTGAAGAAGTTCAAAATTATGTTCGGTTTGATGTATGATTATGCGGTTATAAATGAACTAGTGACCAAGGATAAACGGGATATGATAAGGTATCTTGATATCGGTAAATCAAACCCGAACGGATATGATAGAACACCGTTCACAGATAGCGAAATAAAAACCCTATGGGATAATTCGGATGATGAGTGTGTAATGATTATATTGATACTATTATATACTGGTGTGAGAATTGGGGAACTTCTCGAACTGAGAAAAGAAGATGTTAATCTTGATGAATCATATTTTAACGTAACCAAATCAAAAACCGAATCGGGAATCCGTCAAGTTCCGATTGCTGATGTGATCAAACCAATGATTTATTATTGGTTTGGTAAAAATTCCGATTACCTTATATGTAATAGTAAATTAAATAAATTCGAATACTCCAACTACTACCGCATATATTGGAAATCAATCATGGAACGATTCGGGATGACCCATAAACCACATGATGCACGTCACACCCTTATATCAAGATTAGCCAACAATCAGATTGATGAGCGTATAATTAAATCAATTGTTGGTCATGCGGGAAACGGTGTGACTGAATCTGTATATACACATATCACGTTGCAATCAAAACTAGATGCAATTAATACGTTGAATTAAGTAACATATTAGTAACAAATTGTGATTTACCCTTGATAAATGCATATTTAAAGTTCTCGAAGCGTTAATCTTACTGAGCTTAAAAATCCCCGGATTCTATCAGAATCCAGGGATTTTTTACTTATACTAA